CCCTCTCTTGCACCATTGCATTTTATATATATAGTAGTATAGTATAATAAGAGTATAGCATATGCCTGTATGTGTGTATATATGAATGAGGGATAAGTTAGTTTGGAAGTGTTTTGCAATGTAACAATGGACCCCAAACGCTTGGTGCACATGGCTTTGTGGGTTGCAGCCCATTTTTGCAGCCGTTTTGCAGCTAGTATAAGGTAGTCCAACCTGGAGCGTGGTGCGATGCACATCCACTGCATACCAACTGCACATCAACTGCACAGCGGTCGGCACGAGGCGCTCGGCGCTAGGTCGGCTTCCACCTGGACTGCCGAGGGACACCCACAAAAAAGCCCAGACACACTTGGCATCTGGGCTGACCTGACGGTCGTTAGAGCGATCTAATTACCATCCGTCCCAACATGATGATAACTAGGAGCGAAGCGCTCAGAACCGCAAGAACTGCGGCTCCGAATGCTACGTAAACTATACCTAATAATATGGTATCGTACATTTATTTACTTTGGACTTTTTTTAGTAATTCAATAGCTAATTTATAACTGTTGATATAATACTGGATTGAACCACCTTTCATTTCCAACTCAACACAGACTTTCTTAATATCTGCTGAAGTGGTATCTAAAGGATTTTCTAGTGCTAAGAACCATTTTTTAAGTCCGTCAGATTTGCTGATTTTCTTAGTGCTGATTCCGTTTGATTCTAACAACTCAGTAACCATTGTTCTAGCTTCTGTTTTGGTAGCGAACTCTTCTGTCATTACTAGGAATGTCACTGTATCTTCTACTGTGCGACCGCCAGTGATATGAGAAATGATTTCGTTGTTTAGTTTAGTAGTTGCGTTTGTCATTGTATTAATCCTCATTAATATCAGTCACGAAATGTGATCTGATTGGTATTACTTATATTGTTAAAGTGATCAAATAATTTTAATCTTTTGCTTATTTGATGGATCTATTGTGTCACGTGTTTTAACAGTTGTAAACAACTATTTGCATTTAATTTCACTTAATTTCAAATGATTTCCCTGTTCATTTCACTACCACTTAATGATACTGATTCTCATCTGCTATTCCTTATCATCGGATACTGAATACCACTATCATTGGATACTGATTCTCATCTGCCAATCATTCTCATTGGTTAACGATAATCATTCGCATCTGTTAGTGATACTCATTCGCATCTGATCATGCTTCTCATTCGCATCGGGCCAGGCGCGAGGCACGTGGTTCGTCATCACCTGATTCACCTCCGTCTGGGCGCTGCATCGGGACCTGGTGGCGGGCACCTGGAGGACCGCGCCTGGGCGGGGCGGGGGGGGGTTATAGAGAGAGAAAGAGAATGAGTACACTTGCAGCGGTGTGCGCCGGGCCGCAAAGCGCTACAGGTAAAGTAAAAATAAAAAAAAATTAAAAGGGGGTCATAATAAACCTTGTCCCTCAGAGCCCCGCTGCCACATTATACTTGTATTAATTGACAATCATTCAGGGCACTAGGCGCCGTGTGCTCGGCGGTATGCCGCTGTTGACTTGAGGACACATTTGGATCACGCGTGCGCGCGGTTCCTTATATACAGCGACTTGAAATTAATTGGTAAATAATGAAACTAAATGTGTACGCTGGCTTTTTTATATGCCACAATGAACCACAAGTATTAATTTTTTAAGGTATTTGCCTCATGGCTGACGTCCTAACCCTGTTAAGAGAACATTCAGATGATGACAAGTATCATCCACTATGTGCCCTTCTGGATTTGGCAGACCAGCCGGATGCAACCATTGGCGACCAGATAATGATACATAAAACTATCGCCCGTTACGTGGAAGCAGAGCGCAAAGCAATCGAGTTAGACATCTCGAATGAAAAACCAGTTAACTTCAAGTTCATGATAAACTAAATGTCAGAATATCTAGCATCTTCCACTATGAAGAAATTCCACCACAGCGAGAGGTTTGTTCGAGCGCTGTTCGGACCAATTGGTAGTGGGAAATCAGTGGCATGCGTAAATGAGCTAATGATAAAAGCATTACAGCAAGAACCATACAATGGAGTCCGGTCTACGCGCTGGGCAATCGTAAGAAATACATACCGTGAGCTTCTCGATACAACAATGGAGACCTTCTTCCAGTGGGTTCCTAAAGAGCTTGGTACATATAGCGTGTTGAATAGTAAATTTGTTCTAGAGTTAATATTAGAGGACGGCACTAAGCTCCATGCAGAGTTCCTTTTTAGAGCGCTGGACAAACCTGCCGACATTAAGAAGCTTTTGTCCTTAGAAGTTACAGGCATATGGATGAACGAGGCTAGAGAGTTAAGTAAGGCTGTTATCGACATGGGCGCAGGGCGTTGCGGTCGGTACCCAGCTAAACGTGACGGTGGACCATCTTGGTTTGGAATGATAATGGATACCAATCCACCAGATTCTGATTCATGGTTCTACAAGCTTTTTGAAGAAGATCGTCCAGATAATCACGAGGTGTTCCATCAGCCTGGCGGTTTGAGTGATGAAGCAGAGAACGTAGAGAATTTGCCGCCTTTATATTACGAGAACATGGCAGGTGGTAAAACGAAAGAGTGGTTAAACGTGTACGTGAATGGCCTTTATGGCTTTATTACCAGCGGCAAACCACTGTATCCTGAGTATCGAGATGACTTGCATACGACGGAAGAAGAGATTAAGGTAAACCCAGAGCTTACTCTATATATTGGAATAGATTTTGGGTTAACTCCAGCAGCAGCATTTGGTCAGGTCAGTCCGTCTGGTCAGTTAAGACTGATTGATGAGTTATGTACATTTGATATGGGTACTGTAAGTTTTAGTGGTCTGCTTAATCAGAAACTAAATACACATCCTTTTAACCAGTGTACGACAGTAGAAATATATGGTGACCCGGCAGGTGAGGGCAGAGCTCAGACCGATGAGGTTACACCTTTTATGATACTAGAGAACGCAGGTATTACAGCATGGCCTACGCATACGAACGACCCGTTAATCCGTCGTGAGGTTCTTGCGGTATTAATGATGAAATTAGACTTCGCTGGTGCTCCTGCATTTATGATAGGTCCGAAAGCTAAGATGACTCGTAAGTCTTTTGCTGGTGGTTATGCTTACAAACGAATTCAAGTGTCAGGTGAAGAACGATTTAAAGATACGCCTGATAAAACAAGTAAATATTCACATATCGGTGATGCTTGGCAGTATTTAGCATTAGGTGCTCTAGGCGATAATTCTGTAGTCGGTGGCTATGGTACAAAAGAGATTGATTATTCAGAAACTAATAGGATGGTTGTATGATACCAGATGATGAGATACTAGCTATCATAAGAGCAGAGCTTTCTGATACTGATTATAATAAAGATGACGGTAAACAGGAAGAAGCATTAGCGTACTATCTGGGTCTACCAAATGGTTCAGAGGTTGAAGGCCGTAGTCAAGTAACTTCTACAGACGTTGCTGATACTATCGAATGGATAATGCCTCAAGTGATGAAAAGTTTCACTCAGAATAATGAGGTAGTTATATTCGACCCGACTTCTGAAGGTGATGAAGAACAAGCTGAAATGGAATCAGAGTACGTATATGACGTTCTGATGAAGAAAAATAAAGGTTTCATAGTATTACACCAATTCGTTAAAGATGCTCTTATGCAACGGAATGGCTTACTTAAAGTTTACTATGTAGAAGAAGAAACAGTTGAGACTAAAGATTTTACTGGTCTTAATGTTGAACAGCTAAACATGATCGTTGCAGATGATAGTATTGAACTACTGGAATTGTCTGAAGGAATAGACACTGAAATGTCTATGCAAGCGCAACGAGAAATTAAGTACTTCAATATAAAAGTTAAAATAACTAAGACTAAACAGAAGATTCAGATTGACCCTGTTCCACCAGAAGAATTCAGAATTAACAGTTTCCATAATAGCATCGATACTTCTGAGGCTAGATTTACTGCTCACGTCCTTACTAAAACTGTGTCAGACCTGAGAAAATTAGGTATTCCTGACAAGACTCTTGCGGAGATGAATGAAGGCAGTGAGTTCATTGACAAACTGTACAGATTCTCGATGCAAGATGAAGATAGCTCGATCAGTTATGAGAGTGTTGACGAGTCTCAAAGATTGGTAGAAGTATCAGAATGCTACATGCAAATGGATATTGATGGATCAGGTATATCTCAGTTGGTTAAGGTGTTAGTGGCAGGCGGTGATACCCCTACGCATGTGCTTTCGATCGAGACAATTGATTCAATGCCTTGGATATCTACTACAGCATTCTTGATGAGTCACAAGTATCAAGGCTTATCAGTATATGATAGAATCAAAGAGATCCAGGACCAGAAGACAGCACTATGGAGAAACATGCTTGATAATGTATATCTTCAGAATAACCAGCGCAACGAGGTCCTTGAAGGTTCAGTAAATATGGATGACTTGTTAGTGTCTCGACCAGGTGGTGTTATACGGGTTAAGAGATCTGGCGCAGTCAGACCATTACCTACTCCTCAAATGGGTCAAGATGCATACAACATGATGGAATACCTTGACAGAGTACGTGCAGGTCGTTCAGGTGTAGATCCAGATGGTACAGCAACTCCTAGTAACATTGGTGATAGAGTCGGTTCTGAAGGTGTTGAACGCCTAATGAATGCTAAGGAAGAACTTGTAGGTTTAATCATCCGAGTTATCGCAGAGACCGGATTAAAACCATTATGTTATAAAATACGGGATTTGTCAGTAGCTCACGTAGATGCGGTTTCTGACTTTAAATTTAGAGGTCAATGGCAACAAATTAATCCAGCGGCATGGGGCGAGAGAACTAGTTGTACAGTACGAGTAGGTACCGGTACAGGCAATCACGGCAGTCAAGTTGGTGCATTGCAGCAAGTCATGGATATCCAAGAAAGAGTTCTTCAGAATCCTAGTCAGAATATTGTTAATCAGAAGAAAGTATTCGATGCAATCGATGACTTCTGTAAGTTCTCAGGGCTTAATGGAGCTATCAGATACTTCATCGATCCTAACTCTGATGAAGGCAAGAAGAAAGCAGAGGAAGCAGCACAGCAATCTCAGGAACAGTCTGAGCAGCAACAACAAATGGAACAAGCTATGGCTGATGCTCAGAACAAGTTGGCTGATGCAGAAATGGCGAAAGCACAAGCTCAGAATCAAGGCATCCAGTTTAAAGCTCAGAAAGACATTGCTGATAACAACCTAAGTATTGCTAAACAGGATCATGCGAGAGAATTAGATATAGTCACTAAAGAGTTAGATGAAGCTAGAATAATGCTAGATGCTAAGAGCAAGTCTGATGACCTAGACTTCAAATATGATAACCTGGATTCTAATGTGGCACTGGAATTAACTAGAATTAAATCTCAAGAGAAAATCCAGAAGGATGCTTATGCAGAATCTAAGAAGGAAGTAGAATCTAATGACGAATAAAGAACAAAAAGCACAACTAGAAAATGAAGTAGCTTTAGCCACGAGAGCTAAAGGTGCATACGATACGTTTATACGTGAGTTTATCGGCGATAGACGTGTCATCTTATTCGAGGCATTCCAAGACCTTGGAACGTCCGATACTAAAGGTCTTATGGAAGTTAAGAGAATGCTCTATACATTAGAAACTCTTGAAAACGATATTAAGACTATTATTGACACTGGCCGAATGGCTAGTAAAACTATAGAAGATGGAGAAAAATAACAATGGCAATTCAA